ATTGTTTCGTGGTTTGTGCAGGCTGAGCCTTTAAACTAGTTGTCCCGCTGTATGATAACCTTGAGGATGCGCACGATGGTGCTTTTGTTTTGCATCGTGTGACGAGAGGCATACAGGGGGAGTACAGACCACCAACAAACACAGAGCTTGTTGATTTCGTTGAGGCAGGTGAATCTGAGAGTGGATTGTCGATTCCGTGGGGGTACGCACCAAGCGTTTTCGCCCCGGAGTTATTGGCAAATGACTTTAAGAAGAACCTGCGGAGTTACGGTTGGTATCCCCAGTCGGAAGCTCTTGAGCTCGCGGATCAAGCTCTGAATATTGTGTGTCGTCCGGCGCTCTATGGGAAGATTCGATCTTATGATGAGGTGTTGCCTCTTCTTGATCGGAGTAGATCCCCAGGGTACCCGTTGAATGTGAAGCACCAGACGAAAGGAGCTGCCCTTGATAATGAGGGTGAGTGGATTCGAAACTGTGTGTATCAGGTCATGACGACAGGCTATGTCAATTCTGCTTTTCAGGTTCGTCCTGGATACCTAATACCATATCGTCACGCGTATTTTCAGACGAGTGGGAAGGGGGAAATGCGGACTGTTGACAAGCTTCTGAATCCGGATCCTGATAAACGTAAGACCCGAACTTTTCTTGCAGGTGATATGATACTGCAAATTGTTGGGCTGATGTTGTATTCGGATCAGAACGATACGTTCCTCGCGATGTCTGCTGAGAAGAATTGGAGTGCAGTTGGAATGTCTCCGTGGTATGGTGGTTGGAATCAGTTGGCCACTTATCTGTTGGATGGACTTCCGCCGGAGAGTGCGCAGTTCGTCTGTGAAGACGTGTCGCACATGGAAGCATCGGTTAATGATGATTTCCAGACGGTGGAGTACAGAATGCGGAATCAAGCGCTGGTTTTTGGTAATTTTGCTGTTGGCTGCGGGCCTGTGTCAGAGCGGGTTCGTGGTCAGTGGGCGAATAACCTTCAAAACTGGTACTTTCAGATGGTCACCTACTCCTACGTGATCGATGTTTTTGGGTGGCTGCTACTCGTTGTTGGAAAGAACAAGAGTGGGCAGTTTAACACTTTAATGGATAATACTCTCACGCTGATCAGGGTTGCCCTCTATCGACTGGTGCTTTCGCTCTTTCGGGAGCTTGAGCGTTGGCCGACAATTGAGGAAGTCCTTGTGCGGTATTGGGGTACTCCAGCCAAGATGATGGGTGATGACTCAATCTTGGCGCATCGAGAT